ATGTGTATGTAGAAGAAAACAATGAAACTAATGTATCTGGGAAAGGTGGATTGAGGGTATTGTCAGCTGGAATGAATGCAAAAACAGAGGGTAAATATGGAAATTCTCTGTCGTTTTCCATTCCAGTAATTTACCCTCAAAATTACTTTTTACTTTCTGAAAAGACGTTTGAATATTTTCCAGACAAAGATAAAGGCAGCGATAGTGGCCGCTATATATACAAGGATATATAAAGTAGCAGCAATCATTAACCAATCAAACATAATTATGTATGTATTAAATTCAATGCAAATATAAGAAAAATCTTATCACATGACAGGCCAAGAAATAATAAATAGTGTTTTATCTGAATTAGATATTAAAGCTCCAACATTGGCTGAGAAGATAGGGGTGCTTTATCAAAGAATATTTGACCTCCAAAAAGGTAAAACAAAGAAAGTCTCTTCTCAACTAGCTAATGCTATTATAAAAGTATATCCTCAATTTCAACTATCTTGGTTATTAACCGGTGAAGGAAATATGCTTACCGATGCTCCATCACAGACGTACCACTCCAACGCCCGCCCAGTTGACGATTTAAGCTACATGAACGTGCCCGTTATACACATCAAAGCACAATGTGGTTATCTCGCCGGATATGGAGATACCGAATATATAGACACCTTGCCCACAATGCCGGTAATCGTAGATAAGACCTATCACGGAAAATACCGCATATTTGAAGCAGAAGGTGACAGTATGGATGACAACAGCAGGCTTGCCATCTGCGATGGTGACAAGGTTTTAGCAAGGGAAGTAAGACGTGACCTTTGGCTTCCCAAACTTCATATTAACGACTGGTACTTCGTTATTGTACACCGTACAAACGGCATATCCATCAAGCAAATCACGGCCCAAGATGATAAAGGTAATATCACCTGCCACTCGCTCAATGAGTTATTCAATGACTACACCGTTAACCTTGATGATGTAGTGGAGATATACAACGTGATTAAGGTTGTTGAACGCAATATGAGACTATAATATCAATCTAAAAAGTAAAATACTATGGATTTTAAAGACACTATTAAACAGCTTGCTGATAGAATTGAAAAGCTGAAAGATAACATTCAGACAGAAGAAGCTACTAAAAATGCTTTCATCATGCCCTTTATTAATGCTCTGGGATATGATGTGTTCAATCCTTTGGAAGTATTGCCAGAAATGACCTGCGATATTGGGACCAAGAAAGGAGAAAAGATTGATTATGCCATCATGAAGGACGACCAGCCTATATTGCTGATTGAATGTAAGCATTGGAAGCAAGATTTAAACCTACATGATAACCAACTACTACGCTATTTCAACGTATCAAAAGCTAAGTTCGGACTTTTGACCAATGGAATTATCTACCGCTTCTATACAGATTTGAAAGAACCCAATATAATGGATGATAAGCCTTTTTTGGAAGTGGATATTACGGATTTAAGGGATAATCAAATCGAGGAACTGAAAAAATTCCATAAATCATACTTTGATGTGGACAATATTCTGAACTCAGCCAGCGAATTAAAGTACATGGGAGAATTAAAGGCTATTATCCAAGAAGAATTCTCCTCGCCTAGCACTGATTTTGTGAAAATGTTTGCTACCAAAGTTTATGAAGGTAGAATGCTTCAAAATATAATAGACCAATTCACACCTTTAGTCAAACGCGCTATCTCTTCACATATCAACGATATTATTAATGACCGTTTGAAAGGAGCTTTGACAGTTAGTGATTCCAAAATAGAGGAAAGCCAAACAAAAAACAGTGGAAACACATCAGAAGAGACTACAGAAGAAGTAAATACAGAATCCAAGATTGTCACTACAGAAGAAGAGTTAGATGCATACAGAATTGTAAAAGCTATCTGTAGAAAGAAAGTAGATATATCCCGCATAGTATATCGTGATGCACAGACTTATTTCAGTATTCTGCTTGATGACAACAATCGCAAACCTATTTGTCGTATGTATTTCAATACAGCCACTAAGTATGTAGCCACTATTGATGAAAACAAGAAAGATGTGAAACATGTTATTGAAACCCTAGATGACATCTATAATTACGAGGATGATTTCTTCAAGACAATAGACATGTATGAGCACAAAGATTGATGTCAATTCGATTATAGCAAATATGAATCAAATAATTACCGAATGCTCATGTCAGTGGAAAACTCCAAACCATTGTTCCCTCACCCCTACCTGCAAAGGCTGGGGGTGTCGGTTCCTTGCCACTCCCATAGATAAGTTGCCGACCACCGACAAGGAGAAAGCAAAACTGTTCTCCAAGGTATACCGGGAAGCGAAAGAAAAGGGTGTACTGGAATGTCCGCACTATCGTTCGCTTTTCATCGACGAGGTTCTAGAGAACATTGAGAAAAGTAACGTTATACAACAAAACATGAGCTGA